ATTTTGGAGATTTACGAAGAGGCAAAAGCGAATTGGAACGCTCAAGCGGATCAATGCAACCAATGGAGCGATCTTGGGGTAGATGAGGTTGTAACGCTTGTTGCCCGCGCCATCGAGCGCGAGATTTTGGGAGGTGGCGATGAGTGAATTGCTAGTAGGTATTGCCCGTGTGGTCTATCGGTTGCCGCCCACTGACTTCACGGAGCGCTGGCGCGAGGAGATGGCCGAAGCCTCCGCTCTGTTCTGGGAAGGGCAGGTCGCCGTCACCGTCCTCGGGTGATCATCAAAGGGTTGCCGAGAGTGTTGCTTTGAGTTAGGTACATGCGCTATCCTCAGGCCAATTAGAACTTAGGACCAGCCCATGTACCCGACCCCTTCACCGAAGACTGGAACGCCCAGCGAGAAGACCAAGCACCAGCAGAGCTACATCCTCAAGCGCCGTCGCGATGGCATCAGCTTTCCTGTCATTGCCGAAGAGATGGGGATGACCCAGGGCTACATCTACAAGTTGTACAAGAAGGCGCTCAAGGAGATCATCGTCGAGGACGTTGATGTGGTCCGTAAGATGGAGCTCCTGCGCCTGGAGCAGCTCGAGGAAGAAGTGCTCAAGGTGCTGCGCGCCTTCCACCCGGTCATCAACTCCGGCGAGGTCGTTCGGGATGTGGTCGAGGATGAGGGTGGCGCTCCGCTGATCAATCCGCAGACCGGCAACCCCGTCACCGTGCGCCTGCAAGACCATGGACCAAAGCTGGCCGCGGTCGATCGTGCCGTCAAGCTCATGGAGCGACGCGCTCGCCTCCTGGGCCTGGACGCACCGACCAAGGTTGCCCCGACAACCCCGGATGGTGATAAGCCCTATGTGGTCACCATCCAAGCCTCACCCCTGGATGAGCAGCTATGAAGATCAAAGAGTGGCTCAATCCAAAAGACCAGATGTGCTCTATTGGGCGGCACTGCTGGAGCGTTCCGCGACTCTTCGAGCTTAGCCGCTCGTTGCCAGTCATGGAGGTGCCTCTCAATCATCTCAGCCTCTGGTACACCTATGAGAAGCTGACGCTGCGCGAGATGGTGATGCACCTGCGCGCTGTCAATGCTGCTGACCTCGGCCTGCCGATCATCCTGGACGAGGATGGCGAACTTATGGACGGCCGCCACCGCTTGATGAAGGCGATGCTCGAGGGTGCCGAGACTATCAAGGCAGTGCGCTTCGACGAGAATCCAGTGCCCTGTCAGGTGAAAGACTGATGGCCTTCAAGCTAACCGCCAAGCAACAGGAGGCGATGGCCTACGTCGCCAGCGCGGCCACCCATGTGATGCTGTTCGGCGGCTCGCGCTCTGGCAAGACCTTCCTCCACGTCCGCAATGTAGTCTTCCGAGCACTCAAGGCTCCGCGCAGCCGGCACTGTATCCTGCGCTTCCGCTTCAACCACATCAAGTCTTCCATCATCTTCGACACGTTCCCGAAGGTGATGGAGATTGCCTTCCCCGAAGTGCCGTGGAAGCTGAACAAGTCTGATTGGTTCGTCACGCTCAACCCTGGGACCGACCACGAGAGCGAGGTCTGGTTCGGTGGCCTGGATGACAAGGAGCGCACCGAGAAGATCCTGGGCAACGAGTACGCCACCATCTACCTGAATGAGTGCAGCCAGATCCCATGGAACGGCCGCAACATGGTCGTCACCCGTCTGGCGCAGCTTGCCATGACGCTGGTCAAGGGGCGCGAGCCCACCCAGCTGAAGCCGCGGATGTTCTACGACTGCAACCCACCGAACAAGTCCCACTGGACGTATCAGGTGTTCGTGAAGAAGGTTGATCCAGAAACTAAGAAGCCGTTGCCCAAGCCAGACGACTTCGTCTGCTTCCAGATGAACCCGCAGGACAACGCGGAGAACCTGAGCGCCGGCTACCTCGACACCCTGGAGTCCCTGAGCCCGCGCCTGCGCAAGCGCTTCCTCGAGGGGAACTTCGCCGACGCAAACCCGAACGCACTCTTCTCCGACGAGAACATCGACAAGTGGCGCGTGCTGGACGGCGTCGTGCCCGACATGGTGCGGATCGTGGTGGCAGTCGATCCATCGGGAGCAGACGACGCAGACAACGCCGACAACGATGCAATCGGTATTGTGGTGGCTGGCCTGGGCACGGACGGCAACGCCTACCTCCTGGAGGACTGCACCGTCAAAGCAGGCCCGGCGACCTGGGGGCGCGTTGCAACCTCGGCCTTCGATCGGCACGAGGCTGACATCATCGTCGGGGAGACGAACTACGGCGGAGCGATGGTCAAGCAGGTGATCCAGACGTCCCGGCCTCGCACCCCGTTCTTAGCAGTGACCGCCTCTCGGGGTAAAATAGTCCGGGCCGAGCCGATCTCCGCGCTCTATGAGGAAGGCAAGGTCCGCCACGTTGGCACCTTCCGTGAGCTGGAGGACGAGCTGACTGCCTTCTCCACCGTCGGCTACCTGGGTGACAAGAGCCCGAACCGCGCCGACGCCCTTGTCTGGGCGCTGACTGCGCTTTTCCCTGGGATTGTGAAGAAGGCCCAGGCGCCTACTGTGGTCACCGCCCTCCCAACCATCAACCATTTCTCCCGAAGGAACTAGCATGGCACGCCCATCCAAAGAACAGCAGCTCACCGGCATCCACGACGAGGCTCTCCGAGAGTTCGATAAGATCCAGTCGGCCATGCGGGACGAGCGCCTGCAGTGCCTTCAGGACCGTCGTTTTTACTCGATTGCTGGCGCACAGTGGGAAGGCCCGCTCGGCGTACAGTTCGAGAACAAGCCGCGCTTCGAGGTGAATAAGATCCATCTCAGCGTGATCCGTATCTTCAACGAGTACCGCAACAACCGCATCACGGTTAACTTCGTGAACAAGGAAGGCGTCGAGAGCGATAAGCTGGCCGAGACCTGCGATGCGCTCTACCGTGCGGACGAGCAGGACAGCGTCGCCGAGGAAGCCTACGACAACGCCTTCGAAGAAGCGGTCGGTGGCGGGTTCGGGGCATGGCGCTTGCGTGCATGCTATGAGGACGAGGAGGATGATGAGAATGAGCATCAGCGCATCCGCATCGAACCGATCTTCGATGCCGACTCCTCGGTCTTCTTCGATCTGAACGCCAAGCGCCAAGACAAGGCCGATGCCAAGCGCTGCTACGTGCTAACGGCCATGACGCGCGATGCCTACAAAGAAGAGTACGGCGACGACCCGGCAAGCTGGCCGAAACTGGTGCATCAACGGATGTTTGACTGGCTCACCCCGGATGTAGTCTATGTTGCGGAGTACTACCGCGTCGAGGAGGTGGCCGAGACCGTACACATCTACCGCGGCCTGGATGGGCAGGAGAAGCGCGTCCGTGACTCCGAGCTGAAGGACGATGAGAACCTCGAGGAGACCCTGGCAGCCACTGGCTTCCGGGAAATCCGTCAGAAGCGTATCAAGCGCCGCCGTGTCCACAAGTACATTATGTCGGGCAGCAAGATTCTCGAGGACTGCGGCTACATCGCAGGCCGCTGCATCCCGATCGTCCCGATGTATGGTAAGCGCTGGTTCGTTGATAACGTGGAGCGTTGCATGGGGCACGTGCGCCTGGCCAAGGACAGCCAGCGCCTCAAGAACATGCAGCTGTCCAAGCTGGGCGAGATCAGTGCCTACGGCTCGGTCGAGAAGCCCATCTTCACCCCGGAGCAAGTCGCTGGCCACCAAGTCATGTGGGCAGAGGACAATATCAAGAACTATCCGTACCTGCTGATCAACGCCCTGACCGATGCCGCCGGGCAGCCGGTCGCACTCGGCCCCGGTGCCTACACCAAGGCTCCCGAGATCCCGCCAGCCATGGCAGCTCTGCTCCAGATCACCGAGCAGGACATGCAGGATGTGCTGGGCAACCAGCAGGCTGGTGAGCAGCTCCAGCCGAACATCTCCGGCAAGGCCGTCGAGCTGATCCAGAACAAGCTCGACATGCAGACTTTCATCTACATGAGCAACATGGCCAAGGCCGTCAAGCGTTCCGGTGAAATCTGGCTGAGTATGGCTCGGGACATCCTGGTCGATGAAGGACGGAAGATGAAGGGCGTCGGCGTGCAAGGAGAGATCGAGCCGATCGAGCTACTCCGTCCGGTGCAAGGGGAGACGGGCGAGACCGAATACGAGAACGACCTCAGTGAGGCAGACTTCGATGTCTCCGTGGATGTCGGCCCGTCCAGCGCCAGCAAGCGCCAGAGCACCGTTCGCGCCCTGACGGGTATGATGACCATCACCCAAGACCCCGAGACCATTCAAGTGCTCGGTGCCATGGCGATGATGAACATGGAAGGTGAGGGCATCAGCGAGGTGCGAGACTACTACCGTCAGAAGTTGATTCGCATGGGTGTGGTCAAACCGACCAAGGAGGAAGGCGAAGCCCTTGCCCAGGAGCAAGCGAATGCCCAGCCGGACGCCAACACGCAGTTCCTCATGGCTTCTGCCGATCAAGCTGCTGCTGCTGCCGTCAAGTCTCGCGCCGACACCATCCTGACCGTTGCCAAGGCCAAGGAGACCCAGGCCAAGACGTTGGAGGTGCTGTCGGGCATCGACCTTGCCGAGCGGCAGCATGCCCTGGACGCCGTTACCTCCCTGGGAGAAGCCTTCAACACCCAACAGGATCTACAAGAGCCAGCGCCTCCTGTTGCCAACGGCGGATAATTGCAACACAATGACAAGCAACGGCATCCACCCGGCCTTGAAATGGGTGAGTTTGAATGGGATCTGAAAATGAATATGAAGGCAGACGGTCAGACGACCGACGAAGATGACACCACCCTGGTCCTCGAGGGCGAGGTTCTGGAAGGCGAAGGCGCTGAAGGAGAAATCCAAGGCGAAGGCGCAGCCCAGGGCACTGCAGCCGAAGGCGAAGGCGCGGAAGAGTCCGACGTCGTCGTGACCATCGGGGAGGAGCCGCCGCCCTCCGACGAGGAAGAAACAGCCCGGGCACCGGAATGGGTGCGTGAGCTGCGCAAGAACCATCGTGAGCTCCAGAAGCAGAACCGCGAGCTCCAAGAGAAGCTGAATGCCGTAAGCGGCGTCGAGCAGAAGCCGACTCCCCTGGGCACCAAGCCAACTCTGGAAGCATGCGACTATGACGCGGAGAAGTACGAGCAGGAGCTGACTGGCTGGTATGATCGTAAGCGTCAAGCGGACGAGCAGGAAGCCAAGGTCAAAGCCGAAGCGGAAGCGCAACAGAAAGAATGGCAGTCGAAGCTGCAGTCCTATGGCAAGGCAAAAACCGAGCTGAAGGTCAAGGACTTCGATGAAGCTGAAGTGCTGGTGCAGGAGAACTTCTCCGCCACCCAACAGGGCATTCTACTGCAAGGCGCGGACAACCCGGCACTGCTGGTCTATGCCCTCGGAAAGAACCCGAAGAAGGCGAAGGAGCTTTCTTCGATCACAGATCCTGTTAAGTTTGCCTTCGCTGTTGCGAAGCTGGAGACGCAATTGAAAGTGACCAACCGCAAGGCACCGCCGCCGCCCGAGAAAACCGTCCAAGGTTCTGGATCGACCTCGGGAGCAGTGGATTCCAATCTTGACCGCCTTCGTGCCGAAGCTGAGAAGACGGGAGACTACACCAAGGTAATCGCCTACAAGAATCAGCAGAAGCTGAAGGCCAAATAAACTCACCATTCGAGGTAATATACCGTGGCTAACGCCTTTTCCAAAGAAGAACGCGTCGCGTTCGAACTCCTGCTCGAGGGCTTCCAAGATGCTCTCGTGCTGTCCCGCAACGTTTCGACCTACAGCACCGATCAGGTGACGATGGAGCGTACGAGCGACACCATCTGGCGTCCGCAGCCGTACATCAGCCAGTCGTTCGACGGTCAGGACCAGACCAGCAACTTCAAGGACTACACCCAGCTGTCCGTGCCGGCCCGCATCGGTTACGCCAAGAGCGTCCCGTTCGTGCTGACCGCGAAAGAGCTGCGCGACGCCTTGCAAGAACAGCGCCTGGGCCAGTCTGCCAAGCAGAAGCTGGCGTCGGACATCAACGTCGCCGTCATGAACGTGGCTGCCCAGCAAGGCACCCTTGTGGTCAAGCGCACCTCTGCCGCCTCCGGCTTCGATGACGTCGCCCAGTGCGAGGCCATCTTCAACGAGCAGGGTGTGATGGACTTCGAGCGCTACCTGGCGCTGAGCACCCGCGACTACAACGGCATGGCCTCGAACCTCGCTGGTCGCCAGACCATGCAAGGCAAGCCGGTCACCGCCTACGAGAAGGCCTACGTCGGCACCGTTGCCAGCTTCGAGACCTATAAGCTGGACTACGCGAAGCGTCTGGCCGCTGCGGCTGGTGGTGCTGGCCTGACCATCGACACGCGCGACGCCGCCGCCAACTACTACATCCCGAAGGCGACCTCCACGGCCGTTACGGGTGAAGTGGGCAACGTGGATAACCGCTACCAGACCGTGACCATCTCCAGCACCACCAACGTGGCTGCCGGCGACTGCTTCACGATCGCTGCTGTCAATGCCGTTCACCACATCACCAAGGGCGACACCGGTCAGCTGAAGACCTTCCGTGTGATCTCGGTCGATTCTGGCACCACGATGACGATCAGCCCGCCGATCATCTCCAACCAGGTTGCGAACGATGCCTCCGCAGAGTACCAGAACTGCGTCGTGAACACCAAGGCTGCGAACTCCGCAATCGTCTTCCTGAACACGGTCGCTGCCTACGCGAACCCGTTCTGGCAGAAGGATGCGATCGAGATCCTGCCGGGTCGCTACGCCGTTCCGTCCGATGCTGGCGTCGCCGTGATGCGCGCTTCCACCGATCAGGGCATCGAGCTGGTGTTCCAGAAGTGGTACGACATCAACACCATGAAGACCAAGTATCGTATCGATACCTTGTTCGGGGTGGTGAACAAGCAGCCCGAGATGTCCGGCATCATCCTGTTCAGCCAGACCTAAACTAGGCCACGGGGTCGGGTTCGCCTGACCCCTTCTAGGAGACCTTCATGAGCAAAAATCAATTTCCGGTACTCGTCTTCAAGAACAACGGTCCGCATCAACGTGCTGGTGGCAGCTATGACCACAAGCTCGTCGAAGACCAAGATTCACTTGAAGGTGCCTTGGCTGCCGGCTGGTTCGCAACCCTCCCCGAAGCCATTGCCGCAGAAACGGCCCCCACGAGCGCCACAACGGCCTCCACTGAGCCGACAGCCGCCAAGGTGGCCCCTGCTAAGGGTAGCGCCAAAGTCGCCCCTGCGCAGCCCTGGGCTAAGGGGTAATCCATGAGCTGGACTAAGCGGCAGTTCATTACCCAGGCTTTCGAAGAGATCGGCCTTGCCGCTTATGTCTTTGACCTGACTCCGGAGCAGCTTGACAGCGCGCTCCGCCGCTTGGATGCCATGGTCGCAGGCTGGGCTGCCAATGGCATCCGCATTGCCTATCCGTTACCATCCTCCCCGCAGAACAGCAACATCGATGCCGATACTGGAACCCCTGACTGGTGCAACGAAGCTATCTACCTTGGCCTGGCCCTACGCTTAGCAGCCAGCTTCGGAAAGAATGTCTCCCCTGAGACGAAAGCCTTTGCCGACATCGCGTATAGCAATCTGCTCAACCAAGCTTCCATACCGACGCATGAACGGCAACTTCCGCAAACCATGCCTCGTGGCCAAGGCACCAAACCGTGGCGCAACTTTAACACCCCGTTTGTCTATGCCCCCGATCAGTCTGCGGTGGATGCTGGCTCCGACGGCCCAATCGACTTAGAATAGGAGACCACCATGCCATCAATCAATCAGCTCAATGCCGCAGACCAGCTCTCCGGGAGTGATCTGCTTGCCCTGTACTCGCAAGCCAACGGTGACGCACGCAAGATATCACTGACTAATCTGATGAATTGGTTGGAGAGCCAGCAGATTGCGACACAAGACAACAAGGTCACCCAGTACGCTGCACCGCTGGCAGGCTCAACCGTTTTGCTGCGCGACGACCAAAGCAGCCTGTGGTTAGTCCTGACTCCTGCTGGCACCCTAGCAACACTGACTGTCAAGTTGCCGCTGGTTTCGAATTGTGTTGACCGCCAAGAGATCCTTGTCAATGCGACCCAAACCGTTACGGCGCTGACTATCGATGCTAACGGATCTTCGGTTATTGGAGCACCGGCGGCTCTCGCGGCAAATGGCTTCTTCCGTCTGCGCTGGGATGCTGTCATGAAGACTTGGTATCGCGTCGGCTAATCGTTAACTAAATAGGAGATCTACCATGACCAGTCGTTCGCCTTTTCGCCCTCACTACGGGACGAATCAAAACCCCGCTCCCGCCGCGGCGTCTGCCACCATCACTATCGGCCGCGGGGACAAGACCCTGCGCGTGCGCAATACCGGTGCGACCAATGTGATGTACTTCCGTACAGGGCAGGCGTCCAACGGTACGGTCACGGCTACGACAGCTGACATGCCCGTCTATCCGGGCGAGGCGGTCTATATTGAAAAGCCGCAAGACGATGACACTGTTGCGACGATCAGCGCTGCTGGCACCACCGCCAGCATTATGAGCGGCGAAGGCGGGTTCTAATCATGCAAATCCCCGTCCTAAACGGTATCTATACGGACGGGGTGTCCGACTTCCGGACGTCCTATCCTCGTAACATGGTCCCAGTTCCAAAACAACAGGGCATCTCACAGGGTTATCTACGTCCGGCAGAAGGTATCATTGAATTTGGTACCGGCCCCGGAATCGACCGTGGCGGTATCAACTGGAATGGCTTGTGTTACCGTGTGATGGGGTCGAAGCTTGTCCGGGTAACCGACGATGGCACCGTGTCTATTCTTGGCGATGTCGAGGACGGTGGTCAGGTAACTTTTGACTACTCCTTCGATTTACTAGCAGTCGCATCTAACAACAAGCTATTTTACTGGGACGGCGCCAATCTTACCCAAGTAACTGATTCAGATCTTGGAAAGGTGCTTGACTTCATCTGGGTTGATGGCTATTTCATGACGACCGATGGTACTAGTCTAATCGTAACAGAACTGAATGATCCATACGCGGTGAACCCCTTGAAGTATGGAAGTTCTGAAGCCGATCCTGATCCAATCAAAGGGATCATCAAACTTCGTAACGAGGTTTACTCCCTCAACCGGTACACCATCGAAGTGTATCAAAACGTTGGCGGAGATCTGTTTCCGTTTGAACGAATCGAAGGCGCTCAGATGCAACGTGGTGTGGTCGGCACTTTCGCTGCTGCGATGTTTATGGAGAATATCGCTTTCCTTGGTGGTGGTCGCAACGAAGCTCCTGCTGTGTGGATTGGGTCAAATAGCTCAACGGCAAAGATTTCGACTCGCGAGATCGACCAGATTCTTGCCGGGTACACTGAGACACAATTGGCCAAGACAGTACTTGAGGTCCGAATACATGCTGGCCACCAACTTCTCTACGTCCATCTTGACGATCAATGCCTTGTGTACGACGGTGCTGGGTCACAAGTAGTTCAGGAACCGGTGTGGTTTGTGCTGACCACCAGTCTACTTGAACTTGGCCAATATCGCGCAAAGAATTTTGTGTGGTGCTACGATAAGTGGTTGTGCGGCGATCCTGCTACTGCGAAGCATGGATATTTGACCAATGAAGTCTCGTCTCACTATGGCGAGATCAATGGGTGGGAGTTTGGTACCGCTGTCATCTACAATGAGGGTCGAGGTGCTGTGATTCATGACCTCGAGCTTGTGTGTTTGACCGGACGAATTGAATTTGGTGTCAACCCTACCATCTGGACATCCTACACAGTTGATGGTCAAACTTGGAGCCAGGAAAAACCAAGGACTGCTGGTAAGCAGGGCGAGCGCCTCAAACGTCTCAACTGGATGCAACAAGGATTCATGCGTCACTGGCGTTGCCAGAAGTTCCGAGGCACGAGTGATGCCCACATCTCGGTCGCACGACTCGAGGCAACTATTGAGGCCATGAATGTCTAACACTCCACGCAATCTCACACGCAACCAACTTGCGGAGTTCTTACCGAACGCCCGGGCTGTGCGTGCATTTGAGCAGTTGCTTGAGCAAGTCTCAACGCTGCTGCCATCTGATATTGTCACGATCAATCGGTTGATCCAAGAGGCTTACATCGAGGCGGCATCCGGAACAGCTAAAGCTCAAGTCGCGCTCGATTTATTGGGCAAAAATGCACAGACCGCTGAGATCAATGCTGGAACTGCAGACAGTAAGGCCACAGCTGCATTGGATGCTCTCAGTAGTATCGCGCGAAGCCTTGAACTTCTCGCCAAGGCTCCTCCTGCCCAGACCGACAATTCAACCAAGACGGATTACCTTGACTTCTCATTGAACCCGCGTTATTCAACGACCCCTGGTCGGGTCCATTGGGGCTCAACCGGAACACTTGAGATTGAGATGGGCGGTGGCAACATCACCCAACAAGTTGGTGAAGAATTCTTTGTGTATGGCAAAGCTACGGCCGCCATCACCGAAGGCCAACTCATCATGGTCACCGGAGCAGTTGGAGCATCTAGTGTAGTAACCTTTGCCCCGACGATAACTGGTCTACTCGATCCTAATGCTATTCTTGGCATTGCCACAGAGAATATTGCATTGAATGGGTTTGGCCGAGTGACGACTATGGGAGTTGTACGCGGGATTGACACGACTGGCTCGTCCGTTGGTGAAGTCTGGGCAGACGGCGACGTACTTTGGTACAACACAGCTTTCGTCGGAAGCATGACCAAGGTTAAACCTGTTGCACCTAACATGAAGACCCAGACAGCCATTGTGATCAATGCTGGTTCTGGTGGATCTGGGTCACTCCAAGTAGCAGTCATCAATGGTTCGACCCTGGGCGGCACCGATACGAATGTCCAGATTGGGGCACTCGCTGATAAGCAACTTCTCCAGTATGACTCAGTTGCTGGGTACTGGAAGAACGTTGCGGTGTCAACAGTCGGCTCAACTGCGGCTGAGACACACGCTGCTGCATCAAAAGCAACTCCGGTTGATGCCGATGAATTACCGCTGGCTGACAGCGCCGCCTCGTTTAGCCTCAAGAAACTAACGTGGGCAAATCTGAAGGCGACCATCGCAGCGTACTTGAGCAACATTGCATTCGCCATCGGAACCACCACTCCGTCAACAGGCAAGTTCACGTCACTCACTACCACACAGCCCTCCGTGTTCTCTGGAACTCTCAAGGTAGGGGGCACCGCTTACAACCCCTACGGAGTGGCATTCTCCAGCGGGCAGCACGTTGGTTGGACTAACGCTACTGATACTGGGGTGGGCGCATTCTTTCAGCATAACAGTGGAACCAATGGTGTTGCTCTGCTTGGCGGGGCGCTAAGCGCAGCAGCAATCAAGATCAACGCAGCCGGCGGATATACCACTAGTGATGGCAGCACCGGTGTAGGGGCGACGGTGACGTCAGCGACGCTTACCGGAAAGACTATGACCTTCAAAGATGGTATTTTAGTAAGTTTCGCTTAGGAGAAACATCATGACGGTATTAGTGAAAAACATCATCCCGCGCAAGCAGGCCGAGAATGTCCAAACCACGCAGTACACGGCGACAAATTGTAAGACGATCATTGACAAGTTCACGGTGACTAATACCTCGGCCGCCAATGTAAACTTCAGCGTGAACCTGGTCCCAGAAAGTGGCGCGGCCGGCGATGCCAACTTGGTTATGAAGACCCGCGCCATCGCACCGAACGAGACCTATACCTGCCCTGAACTCGTTGGACAGGTTCTGGAAGGCGGTGGCTTTATTTCGACGCTAGCGGGGACGGCAACGGCACTGACAATCAGCGCATCCGGACGCGAGATTACATAAGGGATCTACGGCCCTGTGGGAATCATTTTACCGCGGGGCTTATAATTGCCGTACGCGATGCCAAGCATCTCCAGCTGAGCCTATCGAGCAGCCAGCGGCTCACACCCTGAAAAGGAGTCTGTTTGTGTCTGCCGAATTGACCCAGCTCGAAGGAGCCGCTCCCGTACCAACGCGCGAGCAAATCACCCTTCTGCAGGAAGCGATGCTTCCTATCCAAAGCGAACAACCTGAGCCGAAGCACTTCTTCGCTCCTGGCATGTATCTTCGCGAGCTGACGATCCCTGCTGGGATGCTCATGGTCGGTAAAATTCACAAGCATGGACACTTTCTCATGGTGCTGAAGGGCCGTGCCGAAGTCATCAGCGAATTCGGCCGCATGATTGTCGAGGCTGGGCATATCTCTGTCTCCCCTCCGGGAGTGAAGCGCATTGTTCTGGCGCTAGAGGAGGTTCAATTCGTCACCGTGCATCTCAACCAGACGGACACCGAGGACTTGGTCCTGATCGAATCCGAGCATATCGAGCGCGAAGAAATTGGCTTGGCTGCTCCGTCCAAGAAGGAGGAACTCCAATGACTTGGGGACTCGTAGCAGTAGCCGGCGCGACTGTCGTCGCTGGATACATGACCAGCAAATCGGCCAGCAAAGCAGCTGGTAAGGCAGCTGATGCTCAGTCGCGTTCAGCTGACGCTCAGATCGCTGAATCTCAGCGTCAATTCGACTCGATCCAAGAGCTTCTCAAACCCTACACCTCGGCTGGTACCGGCGCACTCACCGGCCAACAGGCTTTACTAGGTCTAAGTGGGGCAAAAGCTCAAGAGCAGGCCATCTCCGGTATAGCTGGCGGACCTCAAATGCAGGCCATGACCCAGCAGGGCGAGAACGCCATCCTGCAGAATGCCTCTGCAACTGGAGGGCTCCGAGGTGGCAACACTCAAGGCGCCCTTGCTCAGTTCCGGCCTCAGCTTCTTAATCAACTGATCCAACAGCAGTATGGCAACCTTGGCGGCTTGACGAGCATCGGACAAAATGCTGCGGCTGGTGTTGGCAACGCTGGGATGCAGAGCAGCGCGCAGATTCAAAACGCGCTGCAGCAGCAAGGCGCGGCCCAAGCCGGTTCGGCATTAGCACAGGGTCAGGCCCAGTCAAACATGTGGGGTGGGATCAGCAACACCGCCTCGATGCTTGGCACTATGAAACTACTCGGGAAGTTCTAACGTGCAACCAATGAACTATACTTTGGATGTGAAGAACCCTTTCGAGGGGGCTTTACAGGGCGTCCAAGCTGGTGTGAATCTGGCCGGGGTCATGGACAAGCAAGCCGAGCAGCGAGCCGAGCAGCAACGGCAGCTCGAGCTCCAGCGCCAGATGCAAACCGACCTCGGCGGCCTTGCCATGAAGGTGAAGGACGGCACCGCTGGCGCGCAGGACTTTGCTTCTACTGTGGTTAAATATCCGCAGCTGTCAGAGCATTTCAAGCGCGGCTTCGACATGATGTCCGCTGACCAGCAGCAGGCCCGACTCGGGCAGGCAACGCAGGTCTATGCCGCGCTGAATGCCAACAAGCCTGAGATTGCACAACAGCTCCTCGCCGAGCAAGAAGCTGCCGCTCGCAACTCTGGCAACGAGAAGGATGCCCAGGCCGCCGCCACGCTATCGAAGCTGATTAGCATGAGCCCGGAGACAGCCAAGACCTCCACCGGCTTGATGCTGTCCTCTGTTATGGGGCCGGACAAGTTCACGGCCACTTTCACCGGCCTTGGCGGCGAGCAGCGCGCCCGGGAAAAGCAACCGTTCGAGGTAGCCACAGCAGCGGCAACCGCTCAGCAGAAGACTGCGGAGGCGCGCAATACCCCCGTGCGCCTTGCTCTCGAGAACAACAACACCCGAGCGAACACTCGTAACATCGACAGCCAGATTTCTGAGCGATCGCAGCGCCTTGGCTTGGATCGGGACAAGCTGCAATCTGAGGTCGAAATGAAGCTCTATGAGCTAGGCCAGAAGCAAGGGCAGCTGACCGATGATGCCAAGAAGATCGTGAACGACTCTACGGTCGCAGCTACCACTGCCGACCAAGCCTCTGGCCAGATGCTTGACCTCGCGACTCGCATGGAGAACGAGGCGATGGGCTCCGGTCTGACGGCCAAGGGTGGCGAGCTGTATAAGCAGTACATGGGCAGCCAGGACGCCGTGACGTCTTTGCGCCAAGAATACACGCGCCTCCGCAATACCCAAGCAGTCAAGATGCTCCCTCCTGGTCCGGCCACGGACAAGGACATCGCCTTGGCAATGAAGGGATTCCCGGACGAGACGGCAGACCCGAAGACGATGGCATCCTTCCTTCGCGGCATGGCCAAGCTGAACCAATACAATGCGGTGAACGAATCAGCTAAGGCGGAGTGGGTCAATTCCGTCGGGCACCTGGGCAAGCCGAAGACCGATATCACCATCGACGGCGTTAAGATCCCGGCCGGGACAACCTTTGTGGACTTCGCTCGCCAGTACATGCCGACCAAGGCCGAGCAGCGCGGAAAAGAGCAAGGACAAGCGCAGGTGCCGAACGCCAGCTACATGAAGTGGCTTCAGTCCCAGGGGGCTAAGTAATGGCATCCGCGCCGAACAGCTACAAAGATCCGTACTGGACGCAGCTAGCATCGGTAACCGAGCAGAAGCTCGGGCTGCCGGACGGGCTGCTGGCTTCCATTGTCACTAAGGGCGAACGAAGCAACGCCGATCGCGTCTCTGAGGCAGGTGCGAAGACCCCGTTTCAGATCATTCCGGCAACCCGCGATGCGGCTATCAAAAAGTATGGAATCGACCCGTACCTGAGCCCGGAGAATGCTGCGGAAGTCGCTGGCCTCTTGCTCAAGGACTCCTTGAAGCGTAATGACGGTGACGCGGCTTCGGCCGTTGCAGAGTACCACGGCGGGACTGACCGCGCCAACTGGGGGCCGCGGACCAAGGCTTACGTCCAGCGTGTTGTCGGGAGCCCGGCAGCGTCTCAGCCTGGGCAAAGCACCTTTCAACGCGTTATGGCTCAACAGCCGCAGGCGGAGCCGGCCAATGCTATCGCCACTATTTATCAGGCATACCAGAGCGGCCAGCTTCCTCCGCAAGAGTCAGCTGACTTCGAGGCGGACGTCAAAGCCGGAAAGATTATGCTCCCGAAGGGGGCTGTCCTCAAAGGGCAGCTCGAGAAGCCGGCCGACGGATTTACCCCGACCATGCTTCCGCAAGCCTTGGCCGATGCCTACGTAAATCGCCAGCTTCCGGACAACGTCCGCGCTGACCTTGAGCGTGATATGAAAGCCGGGATCGTTAAGCTGCCGGCGCGCACTGTCGATATGATCCCTGGCGGTCCGGGATGGACCCCACCAACTGAGACACCGATTCAACCTCCTCCGGCACCCGAACCTTCCTTCGGGCAGAAGCTCATTGGAGCAGGGGAAGCCGGACTGACCACACTTACTGGGATGACTGGTGGCACCGTTGGCATGATCGGCGGTACCGGCAAACAGCTTATCCAGAACGTCCTTGACGGCACCTTCGGAACACGCGAGGCTGCCGATCTAGTCGAGAAGTCGGCCATGGAAGGCGCTCAGGCTCTGACCTACATGCCGCGCACCCAGACGGGTCAGGAGTATGCTCAGAACGTCGGGGAGGTCATGCAGCAGACCATCCCGGTCATGCCGCTGACTGCCGAGATGGGCATGCTAGGGGCGACCATGCGTAATGCGGCCCCTGCTGTCAAGGCGGCGACGGTCGCAAAGGCTGCCCCAGTTGTCGAAGCCGTGGCGGCCAAGGCTGCCCCAGTCGCCCAGGGCGTCCGGGACGTCGCTACCAAGATGAAGCAAGCTGTGACCGGCGCCCCAGAACAGCCGACCCCTGGAACGGGCGGAAGCTTCGGTGCTGCTGGTGTGGATATGGCAACCCTCCGCCAAGGCAAAGCCAGCGAATTGCCAGTCCCGATCGAGCTGACTAAGGGCCAGCGTGAGCGCACCTTCACCCAGCAGCAATTCGAGCGCGAGACAGCGAAGAATCCAGAACTCGGTGCTCCCATCCGCGAACGCTTCGCAGACCAGAATGACGCCATCTTCAAGAACTTTGACGCCTTTGTCGATATGACGGGGGCAGAGATGGCGGACCTCCGCTCTGTCGGCACGGCAGTGGATCAGGCCATTCGCTCCCGCGCTGCTCGGGACAAGACCAAGATTCGGACGCTCTACAAAGAGGCCGAGAAGGCTGGTGAGCTGGAGCAGCCGGTAACCCTGGACGGTGTCGTGCAGCATATTAACGACAACTGGCCAGACGTTGCCACGGCCCCCTTGCTCAAGACAGCCAAAGACTGGGCAATCAAGCTAGGTATCGCCACGGAGGATGCGAACGGTAACCTGACGGCAGCTCCGGTGACCCTCAAGCGTGCCGAGACCTTCCGTCAAGCCATTAACCGCAACACCGACATGGAAGCCACGAACATTCGGCAGGCGTCCATCCTCAAAGGGGCGGTCGATCAGGCGACGGACGGCCTGGGCGGCAACCTGTACAAGCAGGCCCGTACTGCGCGCGCCAAGTTCGCGGCAGACTATGAGAACGTCGGCTTGATCAAGGATCTGGTGGGCATGAAGCGTACCAGCGCCGATCGCGTCGTCGCTTTGGAGAATGTCTTCGACCGCTCCATCAAGACCGGAAGCCTAGATGACGTCCGCCAGCTTCGCCGCATCCTCCAGACAGAAGGCGAGAACGGTCAGCAGGCTTGGAAAGAGCTGCAGGGTGCTACTGTCCGGCATATCCAAGATCAGGCCTTCGGTGGGGCGACCCGAGACGTCAGAGGCAACCCTGTGGTATCCGCGGCTGCTTTGGAGCGCACGGTGGCCTCCTTGGATAAGTCGGGCAAGCTGGATTTCATCTTCGGCAAGAAAGGCGCCGAGCAGATCCGGCTGATCAACGACGTCGCCAAGGATGTTGCTACCGCACCGCCCGGAGCGGTCAACACAAGCAACACTGCCAGTGTGCTCCTCGCCGCGCTGGACATGGCTGTGAGCGGCTCGGCTGGCATGCCGCTTCCCCTTATGAGTGGACTGAGGATGTTGGTGAAGAATGTGAAAGATCATAAATTGCGCGCACGAATTCAAGACGCACTTGTCAATAAATTTTAAGGATTGAGAATGTCAGCACTGAGCATACGAACTCCCTTCCCAACCTTTACGGATGCGGCAGGGATGCCTCTAGACGATGGCGCCGTCTACATAGGTGCCGTATCACAGAATCCAGAGACGAACCCAGTGGCCGTGTACTGGGACCTGGCGTTGACCATCCCAGCAGCTCAACCCATCAAGGTATCCGGTGGATTCCCAGTCCGCCAAGGAACTCCAGCGCAGTTATTCGTGAATGGTGACTTCTCTCTCACTGTGAAGGACAAGAAAGGTGCCCTCATTTTCTACTCACCAACAAATGAAAACAGAAGCGCTGCAGCTTTCGTCAGCGCTGACGATTCGTCTGGCGGAACACTTTTCACCACCGTCCAAGGTTTCATCACAGAGATTGTCTCCTCAGTTGGTTCATCCATCGTCGGATTCATCCAAGCTGGTGCTGGTGCTGTGTTTCGTTGGCTGCAAGATAAAGCCCGTGAGACTGTGAGCGCCAAGGACTTTGGCGCTCTTGGAGATGGTGCAACTGATGACACCCTCGCCATCCAAAAAGCCATCGATGCGGTGTTCGCTGCTGGTGGCGGTGTAGTGCGAATCACCCCATCTAGCGGGTCTTACCGAGTGTTACTCAATAGGTACGCTCCACCATCTGCCTCGTACCACAAAACGGCTTTGATACTTCGATCTGGTGTGACTATCGACGCCACAGGAGCAACGATCGAGGGATTCAAGAACACAGATACCCACGGCGGTTTTGTGTCCTTTGAGGGTTGCACCAATAGCCACGTATTTGGTGGAACCTGGATTGGCGACAAGGCTTTGCACACGCTTCCTCTGCCCGCAGGTGAGTGGTGCTTTGCGATGACGGTCAACAAGGCCGTTCGATGCTCGGTTAAGAATACCGAACTTCTGAACTCTCGTGGTGATGGCGTGTATATCGGCGGCGGTTCTGCGACAGCGACATTTGATCCAACGCTCATCTCGTATGACATTCAGGTGACTGGCAACATCATCTCGAATTGCGGCCGGAACGGTATCTCACTTGTTGGTTGCCAGCGATACACCATCAGCGACAACACCATCACGGGGACGTGGGGCTACGCTCCTCAAGCTGGTATCGATATTGAGCCAGACAGGACATTCTCAGGAAACTGGGGTTCTGTGGATGGGGTCGTTACTGGGAATGTCGTCACAGAAAACTACGGGGATGGAATAACCCTGTGGAGGAGTAGCGGGCTAACCGTATCAGGCAATACAGTTTCGCGCAATGGGGAAAGAGGCATATCAATTCGCGGTGATATCTATGACTCTTCCATAACCGGAAATACGGTCAAATATGCCGGAATGAAATCCACCTCAGACGCAACCCCAAACTTCGGTATGTACATGGATGAAGCAGCAGGGCAGAACTTCAACTTGGCTATAAGTGGGAATACCGTTGATTCGGCTAAATGCTTCTACCTCTCATCTTCTGGAAACGCAATAAACATCATCGGTAATGTCTTTGTGATGTCGCCCAGCGCGTGTGCGTTGTGGGGTTCTTCGGCATCTGGAGCTAACCCAAACAGCTATTTCACAAACTACTTGGGGGCTGGCGCGGATCATGGCGTATCGTTTAGGGGTAACTTAGTCAGCTTGTCTGCGACTACTGCAACGTGGCGTGGCGAAAGCATTTTCTTCATGTCCCTATTCAACGCTGGTGTTTACGGCAACACGTTCAAGTCTGCAAAATTAGATGGCCTGTTTATCCGCCTAGACGGTGGTGGTGGAACTACCCCATATCAATTCCACGCCAACGATGTTGGTCCCAGCCTAGAAGTAGGTACACATGCCTCTGGCTCCTGGGCAGCTGTGAATGTTGATTTTTCAAGATCATATTTAAACGGTACTACCCCAACGCATATTTACGTGGTCGCGAATTCTCCGTGGCTTGGCTGGATCATGCCAGCGGTCGTCGGCAATACGTACGAATATGCATACGGTTATGATGTTTTAGGTAGCATGTACAAATTCCGGGTGTGGGATGGTGCTGCCTGGAAGCTCTCTGGTGTTTATGTTTAAGGAGCGATAATGGACCAAACAATCGTAAACTGGCTGCTTGGAGGTTTCGGGGCGCTCATCGGGTTCTTGCTCAACGCCGTTTGGCAGGCCGTCAAAGAGCTTCAGACCGCCGACACGGAACTCATGAAGAAGGTCTCGGAGATTGAGGTGCTTGTAGCTGGTGCCTACGTGAAGAAAGATGAGTTTGGTGCTTCAGTCGCCGCGCTCTTCGCCAAACTGGATCGGATAGAAGACAAACTTGATGGAAAGGTGGACAAATGATCATCGATCTCCTTGAGGAGGACCTTGTCTGGATCAACAAGAACCGCAAGGCACTGACCCAGGGTCTCCCGGCACTCGATAACTTGCTCCAAGGCCTCGAAGGGCTGTACCTGAGTACCCTCTACAAGCTAAGGAAGCTGGCATGACTTTCAAGCTAAGTCAGAAGTCCCTGGACCGCCTTGCTGGGGTCCATCCCGATCTGGTCGCATGCGTTAAGCGCGCTATCGAGCTGAGCACGGTGGACTTCGCTGTCCTCGAGGGGGTGCGGTCCAAAGCTCGGCAGGAGCAGCTTGTAGAAGCCGGTGCCAGCCAGACCATGAACAGCCGGCACCTGACCGGGCACGCGGTTGATCTCGGCGCCATGGTCTCGGGCACCGTCCGCTGGGATTGGCCACTCTACTTCAAGGTGGCAGATGCCATGAAGAAGGCCGCTGCCGAGCTCTCCGTTCCTCTGGAGTGGGGCGGTGACTGGAAGAAGTTCAAGGACGGCCCACACTTCCAATTACCTTTCAAGGAGTATCCGTGATGGATCCAATCACAATCCTAGCTGCTCTTGGACCGCTGGCCGTCGATCTTGGCAAGTCCCTGATCAGCCGCTTCATCGCCCCGACGGAGATGAAGCCGGCGAACGTGGACGAGTACGTGAAGATGCGCCAGATGGACATGGATATGTACAAGGCCATGAACGACGCTGGTGGCGCAAACCCGTCCTACCCCTGGGTCGAAGCCATCGTCCGGTTACAGCGTCCAGCCGTCGCCGCGATCGTTTTGCTCGCCTGGGCATACCTGACCATGAACGGGCAGTCTTCGCCCACTGTGGATAACTTCGCTGCCGCCATCGGGTTCTATCTGTTCGGCGACCGCACCCTCTTCTACGCTCGCTCGGCGAAGAAGTAGTCTGCCTCCTAGCAGATGGGCGGTCGGGGCCAAAACCCCGGCCGTTTTTATTTGCCTGCCCCTTTCCCTTCCCTCTGGGCAAGTCGGCCAGTGTCGGGCGCGTGGGGCGCCTTACCGCGGCAGATTTCTT